TAGGTTTAGATGTAAATCTACCTGGATAAATAATATGTTCAACACCAGCACTATCAACCCATGATAATCTCACGTAATTAATATAATCTTGTGGCATTGGCATACTTAAACTAGGTCCAATTTCAATTTCTTGTATTTTTTCTACTCTACCAATATCGTAATTAAATTCTTGTATTGATCTCTTAGCGTGAAATAATACTTCAGATCTTTTAACACTATTTATTAATTTACCATCACCAACATAAGCAATCATAAAATTATTAACCATATCTTTTAAAGATATATATCTATAATCACCTAATATTTGAGTTAATAAAACTGCTAAAACAGTATCAGAATCAGCTATTGCATTACTAGCTGTTAAAGTTGTTGTTACATTACTTACTGTTTTTTTAGTAAATGTTATTGCTCCAGTAGAACTGTCATATGTATAATTATCTCTATCTTGCTCATCACCGTTTAATGTTACGATAAATTGACTTTCAGCTGTGGGTTTGTGAGTAAAACCTGATGGAAACGTAAATATAGCATTTGGTATACTACCACTAGTCGCGCCTTCTGATCCCAACCACTTTTGTTGTTGGGTGTAATATTGATATTGTGTTGTTGTTCCTAATAATCCCATATTTGTTATGATTTAAGTTGAGCGTTTGCTTGCATATATTGTGATGCTAAGCTTGTAATTGATTGATCTTTCATTACTACACCAGCTAAAGCTAATATTTGTGATACTAACATCACCTCCTCAGATGGATGTAATTCAAAATCAACAGAACCTTGAGTTGAATTAGCATATAAATCTGAATTTCTTACTGTTAAAACCAAATCATCTGAACCAGTCCAACTTAATGTATCACCTATTGTTATAGTATCACCAGCAACCCAACCAGTACCAGCAGCATCAACAGTAATTGATGTTACAGCGTTACTTTCTATTACTAGCGTTATAGTTGCACCAGTACCACTACCACTTGTAGTTACACCAGATGTTGTTCCAACCGTTATTGTTTCAGTACTATCCATTAATTGTGTGTTTCCAGAAGTTACCATACCTATACCATTTTGTAATCCTATAATAAGACCAGTAGCTGAATATGGATTTGAGTCATATGTGTTAGTACCATAAGTAGCGTTTTTTGTAAATCCCCATCTAGGTTTAGTAGGTACTTTAATATAATCACACGTTACATTACCTAGAGTCCAACTTCCATCTGTAAGCGCAGGTTCTACTACAATTTCAGTAGCACCATCTGAAGTTGCTCTTTTATAATATACCGGGAAGTCTGTTGTGGGTTTTGTTAGTGGAGAAGATAACATATAAGGAAGTTCATGTTTATCCACTTGTTCTAATGAAATAGTTTTGTTTGTAATAGTTAAATCTATTAACTTATAAATATCGGTGGGTAAATTAGCAGTTCCACCATTTAATGATAACGAGCTTGTTTTATAAAAAGCATCGATTCTCTCTTTTGTTTTTGTAGGCAGATCAGCGTATCCTGAATTAGTTCTACCAAAAGTGTCCATAGTTAACATAGCGTTATATTCAGAAAAAGCTACGTCTAATAACATCATTTGAGCTTCAGAACCTAATCTATTAAATTCATCTGGAGTGATATAACCTCTTTGTTCTTTATTTAATAATGATAAAACGTTTTTATATACAGTGTTTACGTTAATTGCCATAATTTCTTTTTTTTATAGTAGTGGTCACCTATAGAGATGACCACCTCTATAAATGATTATTATTTTAATCTTTTTTCAACAGATTTGTAGATTTCTAAACCTTCATCTGTTTTAAAGAAAGCTGCTAACGCAGAATAAGGATTTTCTTCATAAGGTACTGTCATGATTTTTCTATCATTACTTCCCCAATGAAAAGTTCTTTGATCTTGTGCTAATTTTATAATATTAGCTTCAACCGCTCTTATACCCATATTTCTGATTTCTATATTTTCATCAGTCGCGAGTTCTAAGAACAATTTAGGATTTCTCTTAGCAAATATTAGTAAGTCACGTTTAAGTTCCTTAGATTTCATCTGAGTAACTTTAGAACCAACCTCTGTTCTTAATATTGCTTCCATTTGATCAAGCTCCATATTTGCTGCAACTTGTAATGCTTCAATTTCCATGTTTAATATATCTAATTCTGATTCAGCCTCTTTTTCATGATCTACCTCATAAAATACTTTACCAGCATCAGGGTGATATATTGATAGTAATTTTTGCAATGTTACTTCATTTTTAGGTACAACTAACATGCCGTCTCTAAAAATAATATGTCCCAATCTTTGTGGACCTTTCATTTCGTCAACAAATACTGTTTTTTGATTTCTACAGTATTTCATTTCTCTCTCGTATCCTTTTTCTTCATCAAACCAAAATAAATTTCTTGATCTCATGATATAAACGACAGGTCTTTTAGATCCTTTTAATCTATAAATCCTATCTTTATATTCCCAAATATCTTGTTTGGGTTGGACAACTGCAGGATTTTCAACAGCTATCTCTTCTACTTGTGACTTTTTAGCCACCTTTGTTTGTTTTTTTGCCATGATATAATATAATTAAAAAAGTTAAAATAAAAGTGCTAGGCGCCGAAGCGCCTAACTCTTTTAAAAAATTGATTATCTGAATAACACGAAGTTATTAGCAGCTTGAGTTACAAGACATCTTTCTGATAGATAATGAACATTCATTTCATCTACCGTAGAGTTTGCAGCTCCAACTGAACCTGTGATCCAAGATTTCATCTTTCTATCATCAGCTTCAGAAGCTCTATATCTAATGTGTAAGAAAGGTCTTTTAACGTTTCTACCCATAGATTGATCGTAAACAGTGCTTGTTCCAGCAGGAATTAAAACACCAGCTACTTTACCAGAAGTTGCTCCAGCGTTAACTAATCCTCTAGTTGACTTGTTATTTAAGTATTTCCAGTCAGTTTTATAGAAGTCATAAGAACCTCTTCTGAAACCAGAGAAACCTAAATTAAGTGCCATTTCTTCAGAATTGTTAAATACACCGTATGCAGAACCACCATCGTAGTTAGAGTTTACAGCAGCTAACATGTTATCAAATCCTAGATTAGAAGATCTATCTAAGAAAAGCATGTTTTCTTCAATAGCTCCTTGCTTATCTAATTCACCAATTAGTGAATCAAAATCAGCTAAATCATCAGATGCAGAATCAAACATATTTGATGCAATCATTCCTCTATCTTCGATAGCTTCAAAAAGACCTTCAGTACCAGTACCATCAGCGCCAGAAGTTCCAGCTTTAGTGATACCTTCAATCACTGACATCTCTAAGTAATCTTCGAATCTCTTTCTAGTATCACCTTCTGCTTTCAAATACCATAGGTATCCATTTTGACCAGCTTCACCAGATACTTCAACCCAACCAATTTGAGAAACATCAGATCCAGATACAGAGTACTTGTCTTTGATGATAATTGGTTTGTTGCTGAAAGATTTGAATTCTGGCTCAACAGATTGTTGAATAGCATCAGTTCCTTTACCGAAGTCAGAACCAACAGCGAATACTCGACAAACTGCAGCTGATTGATCAGCAGCAATGTTATCTAAATCTTCGAATTTAGCAGCTCCATAAGGTTTAAGAGTAAATTGAGTTGTACTGTTTTCAATACCAGCGCTAACTTGTGCTTTAACAACAGCAACGTCAGAACCAGTAGTAACTTGTACTACAACGATTTGATCTTTCCTTAGAGCGTGCGCTATGTCATCACCAGACTCGTTGTCAATATCCTTAGGATTTGAACAAACACCAGTGTCTGTGTGAATCGTACATTTGTAAGCCAAATGTAATCTACCTTGCTCAGACCAAACTACTTGGTCAGAAGCCATAGGCATTTCTGCACCTACCATTCTTAAGAAACCACCGATAGATCTGTCTCCATATCTTTCGATTTCAGCTTCATATAATTCAGGTAAGTACTGTTGTGCCCAACCTTGATTAGCAGTACTTGCTAGATCTAAATAAGATCCAGTAGTAACTTGCTTAACAGCGTTAGGACTTACCAGACCGGACGTACCGATCGAAATACTTGCTACACTCATTATTGTAAGTTTAAAATGTTAATTAATAGTTTTTAAGTTTAAATTTAAGCTTAGAACTATCGTCACCGCTGACAACTTTAAATTTTTCACCTTTAGATTCTACAACGCCAGTATCAGTCTTCCTATCCATATTTATATTTTTGGCTTCAGAAGTCATCTGTTTAATAGCGTCTGCTTTACCTTGTTCGTAAAAATGATTAGCTACAGCGTCGGCGTTATGTGCTGCAAAAATTGATTTATGGTACCCACTAGCATTTGTTATTTCATTATTTTTACCTAAATAAGGTTTAAATAAATTCATAATTTCACTTTGGGTTTCCTTTACACCTTTTACATCTTTAACGTTGTAACGATATTTCTTGTCTCCAACTTGAAAGTCAAAACCTTTGAAATCCTCATTAAAAACTTTATCAGTTTCTTTGTTAAATTGTGCCTTTTGCCTCTTGGCTAGTTCATTAGCTTGTTGTTGCTCTTTATCATAACGATTAAAAAAGTCCATAGCCTTTTGAGCTTCAGGTGGTAACTTTGATCCTAACTTAAGATCTGCAAAGTATTGGTCCCTCTGACTCTCTAAAGATTTGCGAGCTTCTGCAACCGCTTCTTTATAAGCAACCTTTTTACGTTTGACATCCGTAGGTTCATCTACTTCTTCGTCGAAACTAAATCTATCATTTATCATAAATTCAATTTCTTCTCCGGTTAAATGACCTTTGGTTTGTTGATAATAACTTCTTAATAAGTCGCCATCATCAAGTTTTGAATAATCCGCGTTGAGTTTAACGTAATCCTCAATCGTTCCACCAGTCTCGTTCATAAACTTCACGAGTTTTTCAACATTCTCTGGTAGTTCCATTCCTGGAGTTGTATCTTTAGTATTTTCTAAAACGGGCTCTTCTTTTTCCACTTCTTCCTTTACTTCTTCTTTAACTTTTTCTTCAGAGTCCGTAACTTCCTCAAGAACAGGAGCGTCTACTTTTTCTTCGACTTTCTCTTCTTTCTCTTCTTTTTTATCGGAGACTTCACTTTCGTCCCCTTCGGATAATGTTTTCCCGGCATCTTCCTTAGTTTTATTAGTTTCACTTAAATCAACCTTATAAGAACCATCTTCTTGTAAAGCAGATTCTTTTTTAGGTTTCTCTTCTTTTGCTTCAGGTGCAGGTACTTTCATATCCCCACCTTCATTTGTAATTTCGGTATTATCTACCTCTTGTTGTTTTTCCATAACATAATATAATTAAATAATTAAAAAAATTCTTTTTAAGCTGACGGCGCTGCTGTATAATCAGCGTGAGTAGTTGTATTAGCATCTCCCGTGTGCGCATAATAAGCTATAATTTGTCCAGCGTTAATATCAATTTCAGTATATCTACCATAAATTGTTGTTCCCGCAGGTAAATCCAAATTAGTTTGTGTTATTTGTACACCACCAGATCCTTCAGCTACAGTCTCTGATCCAGCTGCTAAGTCACCCGCGGCATCTTCTGTGTTTGCCCATCGAGTAGCTGTTTCAGCAACTAAACCACCTGAACTATCAAAATCTGTTGCTGTTAAAGCTGTTATAGCTACAAATACACATCCTGTTGGAGGTTTTATAGCGTCACTTGAAGCTGTTGTAAAAACAGATCCAGAATAGTTATGCGTTATTGGTATGTTAAATTTTCCCATAGTTTTTGTTTTTATCTTGGTTCAAATTGTTCTAAATCAAAACCACCTAAATTATCAAAACCTTTCGATTCGAATTTTTTAGCTGGTAAATTTAAATTTCTTTGTTCTATCATATCAGATTGTTGACTAGCTTGTATTCTAGTTCTTTCATCTTTACGATCTTCTTTATATTTCTCTTTATCATTAATCACACGACTTTCTTGTTCTTTTAACTGCATGTTTAATTGAAATTCTCTTTCCATTAATTGCATTTTAATTGCAGCTTCTCTTTCCATCTTTTGTATATCAAATTGACTTTGAGCTTGTGCGATTTTTACTTTCATTTCAGCTACACCTTGTTCTTTCTGCATTTCTGCAGCAGCAGCAGCTTGAGCAGCTTCAGTATTAGATTTGGTTTGTGCTTGTATGTTTTCTAATTGTTGTTCTCTATCTCTTTGTAACTTTCTTTTTCTTCTATACTTCAACATTTGATTAGCAAGCTTCAAATTCTTAATTTCTCTAATATCAATTGCATCTTCCAAATCAATTTGTTCTTTTTGAATAGCCATTTGAATATTATTTTCAAGAATTTGTTTTTCTTCTTCATCAGGCATTAAATCTAAGAATATACCAAAATCATGTAAATGTAAATCTTTAATTTCTTTTAATGATGCAACATTAAATCTACCTAAAGAATTTATAAATTGATTTTTAGTATTAGAATATTCTAGTACATCAGAAATTCTAAGTGAAATACATTCTGCAGTTTTTAATGTTAAGTATAAACCACCTTGTAACACATGTCTTGTTGCTGTATTACTATTAGCAGCAGCCATTTTTTGTATACCAACTAAAGCATCAGCTGATGGAGTACTACCATCTCTAGCTTCATTTAATCCTGTTACATCTCTTATCATTTGTAGATAATAATTATAAGAATTAATTAAACTAGATATTTTTTGATTACCACCACTAGATTGTATTTCTTGAATAGGTGCTTTTCCATTATTAAAATCACCATCTTGTGTCATTGATCTACCAATAACACTACCAGTTTGGAAATACATGTTTAATGCTTCTTGTGGATTATAATTTGTTCCATTACCCAAATCTATCTCAGCAAGACCATCAGCATCCATGTATATACCATCGGGAACCATTCTACTTAAAACTTGTTGAAGTTTTAAATGAGTTAATTGAATCATATCAGCAAAACTTGTCATTCTACCAACTAAAGATTCTGGTTTACCTCTATATAATCTAGGAGCTACTATTTGATATGACATATGAACTTTTGTTATATCTGACTTTGGTCTAGTCATGTTTTCCGCCATATACCATTTAAGCATTTTATTATGCCAACCAACAACCTTAGCTCCACAATACAAAACTTCGATAGATCTATCTACTTTTTGAAATCTTGATCTTTGATCTTTTGGTGGATTAAAATTACTATCTTTTTTAAGAGCTTTATCATAACCACTAGAACCTGATTTTATTTTATATGTTTGGTTTTGATATGTTTTATATTCAAAATATAATACATGAACTAAATTATCTTCAGCTTCTTTTTGAGTTTGGAAATTTTTATATAATTCACTAACAGCTCCACTGTTTTCAATATCTTTTATATCTTCGTCTGTTAATTCAGGAAATTGTTTCTTTAATTCAGGTATTGATAATTTTCTTACTTCACCAACATAATATAAATCTTCAAAATAAGGAGAATCCGTATATGAATGAACTATATCAATTGGATCTACATATTTTATTCTTATTCCTTCAGATGTATTAAATTCATTTTTTACAGCTGCAATACCTAAAACAGTTATATCATAATCTAATCTTCTTTTAATTAAATCATAATCATTTAAATCCATTACATTAGCTAACGCTTCTTCTTCAGCTATTTCAATAGTAGGTTTATAATCAAGCTGCATATGTAAAGCAAATTCTTCCTCATTATCAGGTAAATCCATTGGATCATTATTGAAAGAAGTAATATTTAATTTTTGCTCTATTTGAGCTTTCCACTCTTTATTTCTAATATCATCAAGCATATCTTCAACATAATCAGCTCTTTTTTTAGATGATGTTGGATCTTGAGAATATGCTTTTAAATCATAAGTTCTCTCAGATATACCATTAACTACTATATCTACAAATTTAGGAATAATTGGAACAGGTTTCCAATCTAAATTAAGATAAGATAAATCACCATTAATCGATAACTCATCTTTATATTTTCTAACACTTTGTTCTCCTCTAGCATATAATCTTAAATCATTGTATCTTTGTCTAGAATTATAATACTTTGTTGAACCAGAATCTTTTCGGAACCACTCATTTTCTATAGCATTACCTATTTGTAAGCCATATTCCATACTAGCTTTTTCAGCTTCTGATGCAGAGTGACTTGGAAAAGAAGTTTTTGGTTTTCTTGATATTGCCATTTATTCTATTATTTTCGATGTTATTCCTTTATTGTTATATTTTGAAAACCCAAAATTTACTGTTGTCATAGTTTTTTCAGGTTTTGGTTTATACAAATTTTTATTACAAGCCATAATTGCTAATCCAGAACTAATAGTTGCATCAAATCTTGTTCTATTGTTTATATCAAATTTTGACCAATCATTTAATGTATTATTAAAATACATGTCTCCATATGATAAGTTTTCTTGTACACCAACATATTGTTGTATGTAACTTTCTATTGCAGCTGCATGAGCTTGTTTTATATCTTCACTAGAGTTTGGTATTCCACCTATTTCTTTTTCTGCTGTAGATAGTTTATTCCACGTTTTATCAGGTCGGTTCATACTAAACCCTCTGTAACCTCTTCTTTTTAAATAATATAAAAGTCTAGGTTTATTATTTTCACATAATATTGGCATTCCATAAAATACTAATGCCATTAAAACTTCTTCAAAAAATATTTCTGAAGTTTGAGGTCTTGCGATATATTCTAAGAAAAAATGATTAGGTGGAGCATCCTCCATACTAAATTTTGTTAATCCATGTAAAGATCCTTTAGATCCTTTATTATCAACAGTTCCTGATATATCGTAACTATCGCATCCAAAAGCACCCATATGCTCATTACCTGGATATTTAAAACCATTTTTTATTTTAATATTATTTTGTAAATTGTTACTTGGTACCCAACTTACTAAAAATCTTCCATTTAAATCAGGATAAAACATAACCTCTGAATCTTTTATCCCACTTTTCCAAGCAAAACTACCTCGTGTTATTAATGAAGATTTTGTAATATCACTATTGTAATCTATTTGCTCGTATATTTTTACTAAATTAAATAAACTGTTTTGAGTTTCATCTCTAAAAGCATGATCTTCTGTTCTTGGAAATTGTCTATAAAATTCATTTAAAGCATCTTGATCATTCTTCAAACCATCAGCTTCATTTTGCCAATGATCTATAACTCCAGTATCTATAAAATCACCATATGGTCCTTTAACTTCTGTTTCGGGTGTATCGAATACAGGTAAGCCATAAGAATCAATGAATCCCTCGTAGTTCCATTCCATAGGTATGAACAAACTATAGAGTCCCGAACTAGTTTGTCCATTTTTGTTTCTTTTTGTAACATCTGAATCATAGTAAAGCTTTTTAAAGTTGTCACCACCTTTGTCTAATGCGTTTGATGTTGATCCCATCATACATTTACCAATAACTCTACTACCTAATCTTAACGTTGTTTTTGTAACACGCCAGTTGTTTAATATGTTATTAGGTCTTTCCCATTTACCACTTTCATCATGTGCTAATAGTTTTAATTTTTCACCATCATAACTATTATCACCAGTATTTTTCCAATCAATAGTGGTATCTAATCCTTGTAAATCTTCATCTTCACTACCTTGTTCTATTTTTCTTCTAGTTAATTTACTTGCTGGTACTCTATAAGCTAACTCTGTTTTTGGTCGATCCATACCATCTTGGATCGGTTTAAAGAAGAAAGGATAATTAACTGATATTGGTACTATCTTGTCAGTAAACATTTTCTTAGCATCTGGACCAGTTTTTGATAAAACACCAAATCTAGCATCACTAGATATTGTAGCTTGATTTACTAATTCACCAGAAGCCATAAAAGAAAATCCAGAACGTCTATTTTTTAAATAACACATTCCGTAACATCTTTGATCTGCTTTGCAACCCTCCCAAAATATATAAAATAATCTATTAGCTTCTCTAAAATCTGGGTTACCAACATCAATCTTACTCCATTGTAAATACATATAATGTGTTCCTGTTATATATGTTGGAACACCTTTATTGTAATACCAAAATCCTTCTTCTCTTCTTTTAAATTCCTCGTCTATATAATCTATATACTCATTTTTAAAACTATTTGGATATTCCTTCCAATCAAATATAGTTTTAATTCTTGTTAACGCTTTAGGTTGTTCGGTTACCTCCCATTTGTCACTATTAAATTTATGTATATTTTTAGGAACTTTAGGTAAAGCTATTTGAAAATTCTGTATTTCATATATCTCACCTATTTGTCCTGTTTTACTAATGACAACAATATCATGTTCTTTGTTGTAACCGTATTTCCATTTTTTGGCTTTATTAAGCCGTTTAATGGTATTTATTTTTAAAGGTTGTACAACTTTATATAAATTCTGTTCATACATTACTTAGATCTTCTTTCTGCAAAACCACTAAAAGATTGCTGTTTTTCTTCTTCTTCCTTAGGTTTACCGTCTAGCATATCCTGTTCGTCTTGTATTCTATTTAATATCTCAAAGGCATCGAATATAGCTAGCTTTTTAGTGGCTGCAGCATTTTTTAATCTATCTGCGGATATATCATCATCACTATCAACAATAGCTTCTTTAGCTACTTTAATCAATTCCTCAACTGCTTTGTGACCAGCTTGGATTATACGCTTTTTCGTTTCCTTTGTACTCATATTTAATTTCAATAAATTTATTAGGTATTTTATATAATAACTCTCCGTCTATTATAAACTCGTGATTTACATTTGGATGAAAACCAATTAATTCATCTATATCAAAACTACCATCACTATATTTTACAATACCAACGCTAGAATTTTCTTTTTGAAAAAAATAAAAATCATTATCTTCTTCTATTGGTTTAACAAAAGTAAAACCAGGTAGAGCTTCCCATTTATTATTTACTTTATATAAGTATATTTGATCTATTTGAACAAAATATAAATTATCTTTAAAATAACTAGAAGAAGATCTTTCTTTACCCTGTTGATCATACCATCTTCTAAACACATTATGATGAATTATAATTTCATCACCTACATTTATTGGTGTTTCAAAACCTTTTGGTGTTTGGACAACAATAGCATTTCTATTAACATACTTATGTTCTGATATATTATTATTTAATATTAAACTAGTATCGTTAACTTTTTTAGTGTTATTATATAGTTTACCTTTAGGTTTTACGATAAACTTAAATAATCCTCGCATTAATACTCTAAATTGTATTCTACTGCTATAGCCATATTTTTATTAAAATCTTTCCATGGAATAACATCATCTCCTTTTTCAATAAAAATACTATATTTACTTTCGTCTTCTCTAATATCAACTATAACATGTCCTCCGTAGACCTCTTGGCCCACGGAATAATGCATTGCTTCATTTTTGTAGTCTTTACCTATACTAATCTTTCTTATCAGCTTGTCCATCTTCTCTAGGTTTAAGATCACCAGTTTGCAAGTTAACTGTAACGTCTCCATATTTTTCTTTCAACTCATCTTGTAGTTTCTGAAATTCATTTTGACCTTGTAACATAGCAGATAGTAATCTTGTTTTTTCTACCTCTATTCCACCTACTTGCATTTGTAAGTTGTTATTAGTTTTTATAACTTTATTTAAGTTTTCTAACTCTTCTTTTGTTATTTTTTTTGCTTTTGCCATTTTATTAAATTTTAATTAAACTTTACTTTTATATTATCACGCAATTGTCACGCTTTTTACTATTTTTTTGGTTTTGGTTTTCTTGTATCAATAAACCAGTTCTTATAAACCTCTCTCTTCGAACGTATATAATCAAAATATTTGTCTACTTTTTCTTTCCAATTATCATCAACTTCAGGGTTTATAATACCAGATTTATAACTAGAAAACGTTTTATTTATAAATTTCTTTATATGACGCTGGTTAGTAAACAAATGATTATTAATAGTGTAAAAAGAACCATGTTGTATACCATTCCAAACATCTATTGGTGATATTGATTTACCTAATACAGCTGCATAAACAGCGCTTTCACTTATATGTGTAGTATACACATGTGAAGCTTTCTGCATGTAATAATACATGTCAAGATCTCTAGGTAATATATTTTCTTCACCAAAAAAATCTTTTAACTCACCTATTATCTGATGTGTTGTGATTGGATGTGGTTTAAAATACACATTATCACCATGTGTATTAGAGATATGTTTTAATCTATTTAAACACACATTTGTTTTTACTTTATTTGATCCAGGTAATACAACTAAAAAATCTTTAGCTGGATAATTATCAAACTTTTGTTTTCTGTGTTGATACTTATTTGCCTCTTTATTAACAATGTTATTTACAAGATATGCAGACCAATCTTTTTCGTCTTTAACATTATCATTCCATGCATCAATTAATTGTTCATTTCTCAATTTTACATTTAATGGTTGCATGTAAAAACTTGTAGCAAATTCTGTATATGCCATTGTTTTAAAATAAGGCATTTCTTCAGCTAACACATCATAACTTGTTTCTAAGCCAAGTTCGCTAGCTTTTCTAATTACATAACCTTCAATAGCTTCAAGATCATATAATTTTTTGCTTTTCTTTAAAGAGCCAATTCTTTTATCTAGCTCTTTTTTATTAAACATTTCCATATTATTAAATTTAATTTATATTGTATATATATTATTACACGTTTTTTACTATTTCTACCTACTCACCAGTGTTACCATCCATTGGTTCTCTATTGGTTAAAAACTCTACCTCTGTATTATAATCTTTTCTATATGTACTAAACCAAGCATTTGTTGTGTTAAATGTAGTTATTGTATTGTAATGAGTTGTAGTACTTTGACTAGTATTGAATGTAGTTACAGTACTAGTAGAAGTATTAAACGTAGTAGTTGTATTCGTGCTAGTATTAAACGCTGTTGTTGTATTCGTACTAGTATTAAATGCTGTTGTGAATAAAGTATTTGTATTAGTACTTGTGTTAAATACTGTTGTTGTGTTTTTATTTGTAGATACAACTGTTGCTGTAGATCTACTTGTTTCATAAGTTGTTGTAAACGCTGTAGTTGTAGACGTACTAGTATTATATACGGTTGTAGTAGCCGTACTAGTATTAAACGTTGTTGTAGTACTTTTAATAGTTTCATAGCTAGTTGAAGTACTTCTATTTGTCGACCATGTTGTTACAAAAATAGTAGTAGTTGCGGTACTTGTGTTGAAAACAGTATTTGTAGTTGTGCTGGTATTGTACGCGGTGCTTGTACTTCTAGTTGTTTCATACGCGGTGGTTGTATTTGTTGACGTATTATAAGTAGTAGTAAAAGCTGTTAAAGTAGCTGTACTAGTATTAAATACAGTATTAGTTGTTTTGTTAGTACTCCAAGTTGTCGTTGTATTTTTATTCGTAATTGAACTTGTTTCAAATATTGTTGTTCTACTAGTTTCATATGATGTTGTATATTCAGTATTTGTAGCCGTACTAGTGTTAAAAGTAGTTGTTGTGCTTCTATTAGTGCTCCAAGTTGTTGTTGTAGCTGTACTTGTATTAAACGTCGTCGTTGTAGCTGTGCTTGTGTTATATGTGGTACTAGTTGCTTTACTTGTAATTGTCGACGTATTAAATGTAGTTGTAGTAGCAGTTTGAGTATTAAACACTGTGTTAGTAGCAGTACTTGTGTTATACGTTGTAGTGGTATTTCTACTAGTTGACCAAGTTGTAGTATAAGCAGTTGTTGTATTAGTAGCTGTATTATATACCGTTGTTGTATCTGTACTTGTATTAAATACCGTATTTGTACTCTTATTAGTTTCATACGTTGTTGTCGTACTTCTACTGGTTATTGTTGATGTATTGAATACAGTTGTAGTATTAGTACTTGTATTAAATGTAGTTGTAGTATTAGTACTTGTATTAAACGTAGTAGTTGTTGATTTACTAGTACTTATAACAGTTGTTGTTGCCGTATTAAATGTTGTCGTTGTACTAGTTGAAGTATTAAACGTAGTTGTCGTGCTTTTTGTAGTATTATAAACAGTACTAGTTAATGTGCTAGTATTATATGTTGTGGTTGTACTTTTGCTAGTTTCATAAGCTGTTGATGTAGCTTTACTAGTACTCACTACTGTTGTCGTAGAAGTGTTATACGTTGTTGTAGTATTAGTTGATGTGTTAAATACAGTGGTTGTATTAGTAGAAGTATTATAAGTTGTAGTTGTACTAAATGTAGTAGTAGTACTTTTTGATGTAGCTGTATTTTTACTAGTTTCATATGTTGTAGTTGTACTCTTACTGGTACTTACAACGGTAGTTGTAGCAGTGTTATAAGTAGTAGTTGTATTAGTACTTGTATTAAATGTTGTAGTAGTAGCTGTTTGCGTATTATATACTGTTGTTGTACTCTTGTTGGTTGACCAGGTAGTTGTTGTGCTCTTATCAGTTTCGTATGTTGTGGTAGTAGATTTACTAGTACTTACAACCGTTGTAGTTGCAGTATTGTAAACAGTAGTTGTACTCTTACTTGTTTCCCAAGTTGTTGTAGTTGACTTAGTTGTGTTATAAGTTGTATTAGTGCTTCTTTCAGTATTATATACAGTAGTAGTTGATTTACTAGTGCTAACAACAGTAGTTGTGGCTGTATTAAAAGTTGTTGTAGTTGCAGTGCTTGTATTGAAAGTAGTCGTAGTACTTTTATTAGTTGACCATGTTGTAGTAGTACTTCTACTTGTACTCCACGTTGTAGTAGTAGATTTTGACGTGCTAACTACTGTACTTGTACTAGTGTTATATACCGTGGTAGTATTAGTACTTGTATTATATGTGGTAGTAGTTGCGGTTTGAGTATTATAAACCGTAGTTGTATTTTTACTTGTACTCCAAGAAGTAGTAGTTGACTTACTAGTTGATACCACCGTGGCAGTTGCTCTATTTGTTGATACAACCGTTGTGGTCTGTGTATTATAAACTGTTGTAGTTGATTTACTAGTGTTATATGTTGTCGTAGTGTTAAATGTTGTTGTTGTACTTTTTGATGTTAATGTACTTGTGCTAGTATTATAAGCCGTTGATGTAGCTTTACTAGTTTGAACTACTGTTGAAGTTGCTCTATTTGTACTTACAACCGTTGTTGTTTGTGTGTTAAATGTTGTAGTGGTATTAGTTGAAGTATTATATACTGTAGTAGTACTCTTACTAGTGTTATAAGTCGTAGTAGTACTCTTACTAGTATTATATGTAGTCGTTGTGTTTCTACTTGTGCTAACAACCGTGCTAGTTGATCTATTAGTACTTACTGTTGTTGTTGTGGATGTATTATAAACAGTGGTTGTAGACTTTGTAGTATTATACGTAGTTGTAGTATTAAACGTGGTTGTTGTTGATCTAGATGTTTGAGTAGCTGTACTAGTATTAAACGTGGTTAAAGTACTTTTACTAGTCTGAACAACAGTACTAGTTTGAGTATTATAAACCGTAGTAGTATTTCTAGATGTCTGTGTAGACTTAGTGGTTGCAGTACTAGTGTTATAAGCAGTTGTTGTACCTTTAGTTGTATTGTATGTTGTTGTTGTATTAAACGTTGTTGTCGTACTTGTGTTAAACGTTGTGGTTGTGTTTTTACTTGTGCTCCACGTAGTAGTTCTACTTGTAGCTGTACTAGTACTTGTATTGTAGGTAGTAGTAGTATTTCTACTAGTACTCCACGTAGTAGTTCTACTTGTAGCCGTACTTTTTGATGTATTATATGTCGTAGTTGTATTAAACGTAGTTGTTGTAGATGTATTATATACAGTTTCAGTAGTTTTTTGAGTATTATACGTAGTTGTTGTAGATGTACTTGTGTTATAATTTGTGGTCCTACTAGTAGACGTATTTTTAGAGGTACTCCACGTGGTAGTAGTATTTCTATTAGTACTCCATGTGGTTGTATAAACAGTTGTTGTTGTTGTGCTAGTATTAAATGCTGTTATTGTACCAAAAGTAGTTGTTGTACTTCTCTGCTCTGTTGTATTTCTATTAGTACTCCAGGTTGTTGTTGTACTTTTATCAGTTACTCGACTAGTACTTCTACTCGTTGATGTACTTCTAGTTGTTGATGTAGTTCTACTTTCTGTTGTATTCCTACTTGTTTGTGTACTTCTTTGTTCTTCTGTTGTCCTAGATGTTTGCCAAGTGGTAGTGGTAGTTGTGCTAGTATTATAAACAGTTGTTGTATTTTTTGACGTAGACCATGAAGTACTTTCAGTGTATACGGTAGTGGTACCAAAAACCGTTGTTGTACTAGTATTATATGTAGTATTCCAAGATGTCCACCATGATGTTGTAGTATTAGGCATCTTCCCCTCCTTTCTTTATAAGTATATTATTAACAAAATAATTGTAATCTGTTTCAAATTTTATTATTTCATATACAGTGTTTGAACTGTCAAAATTTATACTTGTTATTTCTACTTCTGTGTTATCTACTTTATACAATTTATCCCCAACGACTAATTCATTAGCATTTTTAGTTACCCATGATCCACTCC